TATGCTAATAGGTATTAGAGATACCAAGGTATAAACCGGAAGACCAAGAGGTGCGCCTTGTGGGAGCATTGGGATTCCCATGTATATTGGATTATACTTATAGATAATCTTACTTTTATTTTCTTCTTTGATTTTTAAAGCCATAATATATAAAATTTAGTTTAGTTTTACGAATTAACAAGTTTAGTTTCTCCGTTTTCTTTTTCTAAGAGAATAACATTATCAATATTTGATTTTGTACTAGTCTTATGAGATATAATATACACTGATTCTTGATACTTTTCCACTTTTAATTTTAAAATATTCAATATTTTATCAACTCCCAAGTCATCCAAAGCGGAATCGAATAATTCATCATATATATTCAAAGAATATGATATTCCAGAATGCAATCTTAAAACATCTTGGAAAGTGAATAGTATAGCAACATCTATTCTTTTTCTTTCACCCCCGCTGAAATTAAAATATGAACATTCTTTTCCTTGATCGTTGTAAATTATTTCTTCAAAAACATCATTGAATTCACACTTACATGGAGCATCAAAAGTTTTTAAATAAAAATTTAATCTTTCATTCAAGATTTTCAGTATTTTATTAATAATAAATGTTTTTACTCCATCTTCTGATACTATAAATTTACAAGAATCAAGAACTTGTAAATGTTTTTTAGTTCCTAAAAGTTTTTCGTTCAGATTTTCAATTTTTTTATTACACTCTACTATGTTTTTATCATAATCATATTTTTCATTTTTAATTTTTAATACGTCATCATTATATTCTTTATTCTTTTCTATTAAGTTTTCTATTTTTTGTTCGGTTAAAATATTTTTTTGTATTTGATTTGTATATAATAAATTTTTATTTTTTATTTTTTCTAATCCAGTTTCGATTCCAGATGCTTTTTCTTTTAATTGTTTTTCCTTATCTAGAAGTATATTAAATTGTTTTGTTTTTTCTTCTATTAAAACGTCTAACTCGTTTATTTTTGTCTGTATAGTGTCTATATCATCTTTGCAGTATTCTCTATTACAAACAGGACATGAATTACCTTTTTCTATAAATTTTTGTTTTTCCTTTTTTGATTGGTTTATTTCAGATGAAATTTCTGCTTTGTTTGAAATGATTTGATTTGATTCGATTTGAATCTTTTTAAACGCGTCAGATATAATTTTATTCTTTTCGTTTAAATCTTTAATTTTTTGTTTTAATTCATCTGTACTTTCAGATATAGAAAGTTTATTTTTTTCTATTTCATTTTTATTAATTTCTATTTTATCGTTTATAGATTTTATTTTATTATTTTTTATTTCTTCAAAATTAACTTTTTGTTGTTCAAAAAGTTCTAAGTTTTTTTGTTGGTTTACGAAGTCATTACTTAATAAATCATTTTCTTTTTTATAATCATTATATTCCGAACGTATTTTTAATAACATTTCGCTGAATATATTAAGTTGTAAAATACCTTCTATGAATTTTCTTTTATCCACTTTTTTCTGAGCCATAAACGGAAGCGTATTATTAGCTGACATTATGACTGAGTTTTGAAAAACTTCTTCGTTTCCTCCTATTAAAGTTTTTATCAATTCATCTGTTAAAGGTATTGTAGATGGGGTTATATCTTCTTCATCACAAACCAAAGATACTTTAGATGGTTCTAAAGTTCTTTTAAGAACATAATTTTTGGTTTCATTTTTATGCTCTATTTTGAATGTCAGAACAACTTCACAATCATTTTTACTTTTATTGTGTATTATTTTATCTTTTTTTAACTCTCTTATGGTATTACCAAATAAACACCAATATATAGCATCGGTTATTGTGCTTTTACCGACTCCATTTTTTCCATTGTTATCTTTATTTTCTCCTGTTATCAAAGATATACCAGAGTTAAAATTTAATTTTAACTTGTTTTTACCTACCGATAAAAAGTTTTTAATTTCTACCGAATCAAAAAATATTTTTTTCATTAAATAAAAGCAACTAAAATATCATTTTGAACATAACCATCTTCAAATTTAAATTTATAGTTTGGATTTATTTCTTGTAATTTTGTTTTTAAAGTTTCTAATTCTATACCTTCACCCCAATGTGATCCAAAAACTCTAACATCATCAATTAAGATTGTATGATTTTTTATTGGGTTTGTTTTAATAGCGTCTAATTCTTCATACAGAGGACACTTTTTAATTCCATTAGGTCCAAAATCAACATGAGCATCTAACCAAAAGGTAGTTGGTTTATCTAAATCGGGAACTAAAGAATTCATAACTAGAAGAGAATCTCCCAATATCAATGAAACTTTACCTAAATCTATCAGCGGTTGATAGTTTTTAACATTTTCGTTTTGTAGAGTTTCGTCTATTTCTATACTATAAACTTTTTCAAATCCAACCTCTAAGGCTAATCTAACGCAGTCTGCATTAGCAGTTCCCGTTTCTAAAAAATATGGATTTTTGTACTTCTGTAAGACTTCTTTTTTTAATGTTGTATATATCATATAATAATCTTTCCGAATAATTTAGAAAAATTTAAAAAGGTACTTATAGACTCTATAATGATAGAGGTTTTAGATAAAACTAACATATCTAAAAACGCTTCTATTACAGATTCCTTAGATCTTTTTATATTAAAATCAAATATTCTTCCTTCGTTATCAATTATATTATCATTCCATCCAATATCAACATTTAATTTTTCAGCGTAACTATTTTTTTTGATTGTTATGACATTTTTATAATTTGAAAATTTTATTTCTGTGTTTTTATCATCCGAACATACAAAAAACTTTTTATTTTCATTTGATTTTATTAAATCTTCTATTTTATTTTCATTTAAAAACAATTTAAAATCTGTTTTTCTTATATGTATTCCTAATGTATTTTTATCGATATTATTAACATCACATATTTGATTTACTTTTATTAAAATGTCTTGTTTTATATTTAAAGTTTTAATTTTATTTAAAATTAAATCCTCACTATAAAAATTTGGTATTAAACTATTATAGTAAACTATATCACCATCTGTAAGAGTTTTAAAAAAGTTAATATTTTCAACGGTTGGGTAATAATGCTTTATATTTATTTTAGATTGATTTTCATGAATTAAAAAATTATTTAATTTATATTTTTCAAATAATTCATTTATATTATATTTTATAAGAGGTGTATTAGTTTCAAATAAATCGCTAAATGATGCTCCACACCAAGTATTTTCTGGCCAGCAGATTATTGGGGTTCTATTTAGTTCATCTGCTATTAATAACCCACCTATTAAAGCCCCTAATCTATTTCCTAAGCCGCCATCGCAAAATATGATTAAATTCATGATAAAGCGTCCCAATATGACAGGTTTAAATTTATTTTATTTAAATCATTTTTTATTTGTTGTTCTTTTTCAAGAAACTCACTAGACATCCAACACGAATGAAATTCACAAAATAATTCATTAACATAATGAATAACTTCTGTATCTATCAAATCTCTTAAAACATCATATTCAGAACCTTCAATATCTAATTTTAAAATTATGTAATCTTCTTTATTAAAATTATTTTTTATATATTCTGATAAGTTTATACTTTTAACTTCTATATAATCGGTTTCTTCTATACTATCCCAATTTGCTTTACTTTTTTGTGTTGTGGACCCAACACTGTTTTTATTTTTTACGCACCCCCATAACTTTATTACATCATTTTTGTTTGAAATTGCGAAATTAAATTTTTTACAGTCATCAAATTCGGGATTTAACTCTATTTGATTATACAAATAAGTGTTAGCTTCAAACATATGATATTCATATGTTATATCATTTAATATATTTCTAAATTTTTTAACAGATTCGCCTAAATGAGAACCACAATCTAATACAACTTTTTTCATTAAAATCCTCTCTTTTCTAGTTTTGCATACGGAAAATTATTTTTATTAAAATAATAATCTATAGGTGCTTTATATTCTTTATTTTTTAAATCTTGATGCAACCATAAAAACTCTTGAACCACATTTTTATCTAAAAAAGGATATCTCATTTCTATACCAAAAGCTCCTCCAACATATTCTTCTTTTGCTAAATATGACTCTAAAGTAGAACCATAAAAACTCGCCCATGGGAATATTGAACTTAAATCTTCTGGAAATTTTCCACCGAAATTACTATGTTGGTATAATTTTTTACCATTAAATCCATAATCAGAAATTATTTCATCTGCTCCGGAACCAGATAGACATATTTTACATTCATATTTTTTTGCTGCTCTACATATAGAGGCGAAGTTATTAGACCCTCCATCATCTATAAGCAAAGTATTGTATTCATTATAATCACTAGAAGAAGAATGAATGGTATAATAAAAAGGTTCAGTCCTATTTTTTATAGTCATATGCGAAAAATTATACATCGAATCTTCTTTATATAATTTATAACACGTAGAGTTTTCATTTTTAAGTTCCAATCTTCGCAACACAATATCTTCATTTTCAGACCCTAATAAACTAAAAGAATAAAATGTATTATTATTTTTTAATAATTCTGAAAATATTAAACCACTATCATAACCACTACTAAGACCTATAAAAATTTTTTTATCTGTATTTTTAGTTCTTTTTATAATAGAGTTTGAAAAAGCAAGACACCAATCATCATATGATTGTTTATGTTGTTTTAAATCAAAATTATATATACTTTGTTCTTTTAAAATTTTAAACGTTTTTAAACATATAGTATATGTAGTATTTGGTTTTGCTTTTTTAATATTTTTATAATTTAATTTTTCTAACGGTGTTTTATATGAAGAACAACCAAAACCATCATCATCTAAAGAATAAAATAATGGTTTTGTTTTAAAAATGTCTGAACTCAAAACCACCAAATTCTTTTTATAATCAACTAAGCATATTGCAAACTCCCCGTCTAATTTTTTAATAAAATTATCACCATACTCTTTATATAAAGGAATTAAACATTCGCCATCAGAAGAATAGTTTCCAAATTCATCATAATTGTATATCTCTCCGTTATAAATCAAATGAATATCATCATCTTGATATGGTTGTGATTTAAATTCTCCAGTGATAGAAAGTAAATTATGTATAAAAATATTATTATTAATAGTTTTAACATTAGTAAAATCCGGACCTCTAAATTTTAAATAATAATTTAAATCGTCTAAATCTTCATTGTTATGTTTGGTTGAAAATAAAATACTACACATATTATTTTAAATGAGGAATTTCTTTTGAATATAAATTACCTCCTCCGTGATTATTTGCAAACCCTTTCAATCTTTTAAAAGAGTATATTACATTTTTATTTCTTAATTTCCAAATACAATACATAAAGCTACATTGATCTCTTGAACTAAATTTGCAAATTTGTTCCCACCAACAAAATTCTAAATGTTTTATTTTATCTGTATTTTTTCTAATAAAAAAAGACATTTCTAATAATCCTATATTATTTGGAAAATTATCTTGAATGTAAAATTGTTTTTGGTTATTAATCAGTTGATTATCATCTAAATTTAGAAGTTTAACTATTTCCATTTCTTGATAAATGCAATTTCTCTCTGGATGGAAGAAACCTAATATATCCGCATCTCCGTATTCATCAATTATTAATTTTGGATTTACTATTAATTCTTTGTTAGCATCCATCCAAACAATGTATTTATAATTTGGGAAAAAGGTAGTACTTAATATCTTGTAGATTTTAGCATCTCTTCGATCTGAATAATTATCTATATTGGAAAAGTGAAACCCTTGTTGTTGTTTCCATACTTTTAAATCGGTTTGGTTGTCTGTAAAAGCTATATAATCGCAATTATCATATACTTCGGAAGGATCTTTTAATAAATCTTTTTGACCAAAGTTAGAGGTTAAAATTAAAAAATCTTTGTTCATTTTTAAGATAAAAGTTTAAATTTTTTTAAATTATTAATAAATTCAATATCATCATCGTAATTATCTAATAAATCCAAAAGTGGTTTTTTAAATTCCTCTCTTCCGTGAAATCCAAAATATGAACATAAATTTATAACTTTTTCGTCGTGATGTGGTGGAAGCTCAATACCGAATCTATTTGCTATTTTCATGGGTGCGAATTTAATACCTTTATCTACTAATTGTCTTCTAGATACTCCACATAAAAACATATCTTCATTAAGAGGATAATCGTAATTAAGATTTGAAGATTCTTGTAAAAACTTTTTACTTCTAAGAGAAAAACCCCCATTTCCTACAATATTTGGTATAGATTTTAAAGAATTAATATCAACTCTAGTGAAATGTAATACTAATTGAGATACTCTTTTATCCCAAGGAGATCCGACATAATCATATTTTAAAAACTCATCAGTCCACATGAAAGGATTAGTGACATAACCATCGGTTTGAACGACTAGACAATAATCTGTTTCTATGTAATCAACTAATTTTTTGATGCAAAAAAAACTATATTCATTTACATCATTAAATGTTTTTATAATTTTTGTTTCTATAAAAGGATGTTCAATTTTTCTATCAGATAAAAGAATATATTTTCCAAAATTTATATATTTTGAACTTCTTTCTATTGCTTTTATACTGTTTTCCGGATCTCTAGTGTTTAAAGATACTATCGTAGTGTGCTTTAAATCAATTTTCATTTGAAATTTTTAAAAATTTATTTTGTAACTCATTTTCATTTTCCAATGGAGTCAAAAACTGACCATATGGTTTTCTATGTATTAAATTTGAATATATAAATTCATGCCACTTTTCGTGGTATGGTGTTTTTTCCCACAATAAAGAATTATATTTGGCTTCTAAAGAATTTTCATTCCAATTTAAATCATGTTTTTCATGAGCTATAAAGAATTCTTTATTTTGTAATATACAATCACTATAATTAAACATTTTTAAAGAAAAATCAACATCCCAAAGTGGTTCTGCGTATATAAAATCTTCAAAAATATTATTATTTTTAACCCACCATTCTTTTTTTACACACCAACAATCAAATCCAGCAATTTCTATCCGAAAAGGAATGATTTTATCTGTTAAACTTGTTAGTGGGTATATATCATGTCGAGAAAATACCATAGTTTCAAATTTTTTTGATAAAATTTCTTTTAAAAGTTTTTCGGAAATTAAAATATCACTATTTAAAAATAAAAAATAATCACATTCTTGATTAGATAGCACATCAAAAAACTCTTTTGCTATTGGTTTTTCAGATATTGATCCGTTGATTATATCTTTTGCTCTTTTTTTTAATAAAGGAAGATGAATAAAATCACTATCTAAATTCTTTTCAGTGTCAAAAGATATATTATACAATTCTATATTTGAATATAGACGTTTTAATTTTTTTAAAACGTCTATACATCTTGTTTGTCGATCATAAGATTTAAAAATATTAATCCCTATTGCTATTTTCATTTTTTATTCTTCTTAACTTATCAATAACTTCATTTTTATCTGCTGTTGGTATATTTTGTATTTCTATGTTATGTTTTTTTCTAAAAAATTCAAATGTTTTATACAATAATTGTTGTCTAGATCCATCCGGTCTATCAGATTGTAACCTACTTTGTGCGTTTGGATTATTTTCTATATAATCATCTGAATTGGATATGTCTGGAAACCACCAAAATGGAGTTGTCCATTTTCCTATTTTAGCTTCTCTATAAGCCATATCAATATCAAAGGCGTTTCTAAGCTCTGGAGATGGATCATAAAGACCAAGTTCATTAAAAACTGTACAATGATGATATGTAAATTCATTGCACATATTTTGATAAAGAGATAAATTTATATTATTATTATATTCAACAACAGTTTTTGGTGTTCTATTATAAGCTGAACCTGAACCTTGACCTGTACTAACAAAAGAAAAATATTTTAATCCGGATATAGTTGATGCTTCAATATATTTTTTAAAAATATCTGAATTTTTAATAATCATATCATCTTCAATTAAGAAAATGTGTTCGCAATCTCTATTTAATAGATATGTTATGCAATCATTTCTAGATTGTGCTGGATAAAAATTTTTATTATGTTGAATCCAATCACAATCATAATTATTATTGTATTTTTCTCCCCCATTTACAACAACTAATTCGTTTACTTTGGTATTGTCGATACTTTTATATAAAGTTTTGAAATATTCTTCAGAATTATATGTTGTTATTCCAACTCCAATTTTATTTTTAATGTATTTCATTTTTTAATTGTTTTAAACAGTTTATTACTTCGGTTTCAGTTAAATTTGGTACTTCAAATATGTCTAAACCGTGTAATTTTTTAAAAATTTGTCTAGCTTCATTGAAATATTTTTGAATTGTCTCTGGATTTCGTACTTTTGAGTCTGTAGTAAAGTCGCTTTGGTTTTCAATCATATCCCAACTACCATATATATCAGCAAACCACCAGAAAGGCGTAGTTAACCCGTGTTTGTATGCTCTATATGTCAATTCTAGGTGATCTCCATGACCTTTATTAAAGTCTTTATGGTGTAATCCGACCGTTTGTAGTGCTTTTCTAGTATAAAATGTAAACGCACCTAATATATTTTGGTTTAAAACTATTTTAGAGTTCTTATATTCTATAATTTTACGCCAAACTGGTTTTAAATTGTGATCTAGGTTTTCTCTTTGGGAATATCCAAAATTAAAATGCTGAATTCCTGTTTCTTTTGATGCATTAATGTATTTTTCAAAAATATTATCATCTTTTATTATAATATCGTCTTCTAAAGTAAAAATATAATCACAATTATTGTCCAAAAGATACCGCATTGCGTCATTTTTACTTTCTCCTACGTTTTTATTTGTTTCGTGTTGAATTATTTGCGTATCTTCGAGATGAAATGGTAATTTATCTCCGTCATTTACAACTAAAAAATGATCAATTTTGTCTTGTGGGATAGAATTAAAACATTTTTTGAAAAAATCAGGTCGATTATACGTTATAATCGCTACTCCTACGTTACTTTTTTGCATAATTTTTTTGAATTTCTTCCATAACACTTAATAATTCATCCGAAGATGCTGGTTGTGGCTCGTTTTGGTTTGGTATATATTTGTTTTTATGATAAAAATATCCATAAGATAGCTGTAGAGATTTATCTTCTGCTGGAAGATCTTTATATCCTATAGCATTTATGGGTGAATTTGTTTTTTCAAACCAATTTTGAGGTATAGTTGGGTGATAACCGTTTGGTGGATATACTTTTTTTGTTTTTAAGTTTATTAAATAGTCTATAATGTCTAATTCTTTACCATTAAAGAATCTTTCATCAAAATATCCGTTATTTTTAATAATTCCGCTTATCGTAAATAAAAATTCAGAGTTTAATTTAGTAGAAATGTTTAATTCTAGTCCACTTTCATCTTCTAATGAGAGCTTTTTGCTTTCATTTCCAAAAATAACCCAACTTCCGAATGTTTCTCCGAGTTTTATCGTGTCATTTGCGAAGTTTTTATTTTTAATAATGTTATTTGAATGAATTATAAAATAATATTTCAAATTTTTAATTCTAAATTGAGATATTATATAATTTCTGAGTGTTGCTAATGGAGTTTGCGATGAATATCTTATATAATTTTCTGTTTTTATCTTATTATTCGTCAAAGATGCAACAAATATTGAATCTTTATACTCATTTAAAGATTCCAAACAACGATCAAGACTGTCTTGATCGTATAAATCTAATATTCCTATTCCAATTTCATTATTATTCATGTTAATTTATTATATAATTCTTTTAAGTAATCTTCAACTTCTTTTTTATTGTCTATATCTAGAGTTTGTATGAAATCTTCTATAGATTTTAGTATGTTTGAAGAGTCGTATTCATTATCCGTTTCGTTTTTATCAAAATCTTTATCGTTATTTTCATAATCAACCCTTATAGACTGTGGATTTGTTTTATTTATTTTGTCTTTGATGGATAAAATGTCTTCTGGTGAAAGTTTATCATCTATTACTAAACTTATGATGTTATTATTGCTTACTATATCAACATCTTTAATGTAATTTTCGTCTTTAATGTATTTTGATGCTGATATTTTATAATATTTTGGAGATATTAAGTTTTCTATGAATTCAAACTCTTCATTTTCTAAATCTAGAGCGTAAATCCCTCTATCTTCGTTACAATCTCCAAAATTTTGTTGATATGGACTACCTACATATACAATTTTACCGTTTTTATAGTTTCTAGACTGCTTAGTGTGAAAGTGTCCAGATATAATCAGTGGAGATTTTGATAATAATGACTCCGATTTCATCCCATGATCGCATATTTTATATGAATTCATGTTAAAAGTTGTTATTTCAAAATGTCCAAACATTATATCCGATAAAGGTATATCATTTGCATCTACTCCCCAAGGAACTAGTGATATTTTTTTATCTTTATAGGTTAAAATCTCTGTTTTTTTATCTATAATATTAATATTAGGCCATCCATTCAATATTGATATAGAATTTATATCGCTTTTATTTTTTAAAAAACAATCGTGATTTCCGGTAGATATAAAAATTCTAAAATCATTAAAATAATCAAAAAATTCTTTTGCTATTGATAATGTTTCAACAGAAATTTCATTTCTATTATGAAATATATCACCGGGTATTATAATATCTGATATTCCTTTATTTAAAAAGGTTTCTGACGCCCATTTTGCGAAATCTAAAACAATTTTATGATTTAATGAACTATCTTGGCCTAATCCGATATGAATATCGGAAAAAATTCCAATTTTTTTATTTTTTAGAGTAAAACTCATCTATCTATTTTGTTTATTTTAGTATTTTTATTTTTAGTTATCAAATTATAATTAGAAGATAGCAAATTTAATTGTTCTTGATACTTTTCATGGGTTTCGTGAATATGTTTTTCTTTTTTTATTCTATTTCTAAATGCGTTAAACGCTATTTTTGTAAAATAAGAGAATGGATTGCTTGCTTTTTCTCGATCATACTTTTTTGCTAAAAGAGCTTTCATCATTCTTACTATTCCATCACCAACCATTTCTTCTCTGTAGCTGTAATTTATAAAATTACTAGCATAACTTAATTTATGAGAAATTTTACTTATCATATCAGCTAAATTATTTGATATATTCCCACTACCATAGTAGTCCATTATCTCTTTGTCAAATTCTTTTGGATCTACATAAAATTTTTGTTTTTGAGACTTCTTTTTTTGCTTTTTTTCTACTTCGGTTTCTACTACTTCTTCAATTTCTTCTTCCAAGTCATCTTCATCTACAACTTCCGGTTCGATTTCTCTCTCAATGAATGAAAAGCGGTCTTCTTCATCGTCAAGATCGTTAAATGGTTCGTCTTGTATGGTTTCTTCGATTAAATCTTCGTATCCGAAGTCTTCTTCTTTTTTATATTTCTTTTTTCTCATAATTATAATTTTCTGTTAAATAAAGTTGTTCTCTTTCTTCTAAATGTTTTGTTCCATATCTAGTATTATCTGATATGTCAAAAATATACGCCATAGTTTTAGTTGGATGCAACCTTAATGCTCTTCCTATGGATTGCATGATCTTTATTTTAGCTTTTCCTGCTGTTGCAAAGATTATGTTATGTAAATTAGGTATGTTAATACCGGTGCTGAATATTTTTGATACTGCTATAACGATTATATCGTTTCTTTCTTCCATTAAAGACCTGATTTTTTCTCTTTCTTCAATATCAGTAGAGCCGCGTATAAAATAAAATGGTCTGGTCGTTGTTTTCTCTAGTTTAGAGCTTAAATTTATACCATGATCTATTCTATCAACCATTATAATAGTATTATTTTTTAATTTATTAGCTAAATTGCAAATCGTTTCGTTTCTTTTATCGTTATGTATTAAAAACTCCAACTCTTTGTTATAAGAATCAGTAGGATTGTTTATATCTATTGGAAATTTAGGAACTGGGTTGTGATTTATTTTCAAAATAAAAACTTTAAAATTTGAAATATATTTTTTTTGTTTCAAATCATCTGTTTTTTCTTCGTATACTATTGGTCCCAGTTTGCCAATTATATTCCAACAATCTAATTTACATGGTGGCATCGTTCCTGTAAATCCAAATCTATAGTTTGTATTTAAAAAGTTAAAAACGTTGTTTATTTCGTTTGCTTTTTTAGTTCCATGACATTCATCGTTTAAAAAAATCTTAACGTCAGATAAAAACGACAAATCTGTTTTATCTGATAATAATATTTGCATTCCAGCTATTATAGTGGTTGCGTTTGGGTCTGGTTTGTTGTTTCCCGACCATTTAGTAATATTTTTCATGCCATAATCTTCAAAATCTTTAGCAGTTTGCTCTACTAATTGAATTGAAGGTACTATAACAAGTGATTTTGCGTTAAGATCATTTAAATTTTGTCTTAAACTTTCTATAATTGAGCACATTATGAGAGTTTTTCCACCGGCAGTAGGAATTACAACAACTCCTCTACCCTTTACCAATGCGTTTTTTATAGATTTCTGTTGATGATCTCTATAGGATAACGAATATTGTTTTATAATTGGATCTTTAAATCCTATTTCAAAACATTTTTTTGTTTCTTCGTCTATTTCATATGGAATTTGATTAAGTTCCATGAAATTTTTAATTTCTGATATTAAACCTATATCAAATTTTCCAGATGGCGTGATAGCATACTTACGTTGAGGGAAAAACTTTTTATTTTTTGAAAAAGATTTGAATGGTATTGAAAAATTTTCTCTAATTAAACAGAAATCATCATTATCTGTTGATAATAATTGTGCTTGTTTTTTATTTTGAGATAGTTTTACCGTTATCATGATAGTTCCATTGATAAAAGTTTTGTAGAATTTGTTATATCATAAGTCATGGAACTTAAAATTTTTTCCACCTTTTCCAAATACTCTATTACTAACTCACATTCTTCTATAGTTAGATTTATATCTATAATAGTTTTTGTGTTATCTACTTTTGTTTTTAAAGCGACTTTAGGAACACCATTTGGTAATCCATCTTCTTCTATTTTTTTTAAAACTTCGTCTTTAAGAGACTTCTTTTTCTTTTCTAAGTCGTTTTTTTGTTTTTTTGTTAGTATTAAACGAGACACCCATTTATGCTTTAAAGCAGGAAGCATCAATTGTTTATCTAAAATATTCAATTGATCCAGTTTTAAATCTTCTAATAATTCTTCGTTATATTTTGATATAACATCCATAAATATATAAAATAGCATAACATATGTTTAACAATTTTCAACGTTTAGTTAATAATATTTTAGAAAACATGAATTCTGTTGGTGATGCTCTCATGAGTGGAGGAGAAGCAACAGGTAATGTAGTAACAGATCCTAATATAAAAATGGCAATGGCTATATCTGGATCTCCTAAAAAGAAAAAGAAGAAAAAAATAAAAATAATAAGAAGAAATTTACAAAGAAGATCTTTATGAATGATTTTGGACATTGGGTTTTAAGTGAAAACGTTCATGTTAATGAAGAAACATTTGGTTTTATATACGAAATAAAAAATAACATTACAAATAAAAAGTATATCGGTAAAAAACAAATAAAATCAAAAATAAGAAGAAAGCCGTTAAAGGGTAAAAAGAGATGTCGGATAGATTTCAAAGAATCGGACTGGAAAACATACACAGGGTCTTCTAACGATCTAAATGAGGACATTAAGAAGTATGGTAAAGAAAATTTTACGTTTACCATTTTAAAAACGTGTAGTTGTAAATGGGAGTTAGCGTATTTTGAATGTAAAATGCAATTAGAAAAAAATGTTCTTCTTAAAGAAGACTATTATAATGGAATAATAAATGTTAGAATTGGTTCTCCACCAAAAACATTTATAGGTATTGAATTTTAATATAAAAGTATTATAATCGTAATGTGAAATTGAACGATAGAGTTTATTTTTCTTTCTATATAAAAGAAAACATAATAATTTTTGATATATACGAGTATATTCAGCAGTTAGGAGCTGAAACAGTAGATTATCTTTATAATTGGTCTTTGTTTAAAGATGGGAAAGTGATTTTTAAAACTAAAATGGTAAAATCATTCTTAGAAAACAAAATTAAAAATGATGTTCAAAAGGTTTTGAACCATTCAAACAAAATAAATTGTGATGTTTTATGTTTTTTTAATATAAATTCTAGTTTTTATGAATGGACTGCTTATTTTGATGATACTAATAAGTTTATTGAAATAACTAAAAAACTTTGTAAGAAAAATTTACCTAATTTTATTGAAAATAAACATAATGCGTTAAATTTTAAACATAAAAAAGGTAGTTTCTTCGATATACCTTGTTTAATCCCTTCCGGTGAAGAAGAGGAAGCACTTCAAGTTTTATTAAAAAAAATAAAATAAAAACACTTGACTTTGGAATTAATCAGCAATAAGATATTAATGTGGTTGTTTTAATTTTAGTATTTGATCTTAATTTTAATATTTAAATAGATTAATATACTATAATACACTTAATATATTAAAATAATTTAATAGAATTTTTTTTTATTTCTGCTAATTCTTTGATAGCATCTTCAAATGAAACAAACTTTGTTTTATTTTTTATTATAGTTGGTTCTATATCGTCTTTATATAATTCTTTTAATTTAGAATATACTTGATCTTCTAAATTAATAATATTTGGATCTCTAAATTTTTGTATCATGAACAACTTTCAACTAAAATAGCTTCGTCTTCTCTTCTTCTGATCAATCCGTCTAAGTTTTTACCTAACCATAAACGTTTCATTTTTCTTATTTCATTAGCTATAGATTTATAATCTTTTTTACTTATGAAATCTTTTATATTTCTCATTTCCAGTCTAGAATCTCCTTTTAAACTAGTTCCTCTATTAAAAACTAAAGATACTATAGCCCCATAAGCATCATCGCATAATGTATTTAAATCTGGATATATTGTTTCCGCCATTTTAGAAAACTTAGGCCATGTTATCTTATTGAAAATCTCTAATGCTTGTTCCCAAGATACTTTAATTTTTGATTTTGCTAATATCTTTGTATATTCTTTTCCAGAAATTCCTTTTTTTCCTGATGCATTTTGAATTATTTGTATTGATTTAGAATCTAAAAAATGAAAAATATCTTCTAATTCTTTTTTTGTGTAATAAGCGCAATCAATTCCTATAGCAATAGTGGGTCCACTTGCACCACCCGGCCATGTAAAACCAGATAGATATTTTTCATAGTAGTTCTTACCTCCTCCTACTTCATGTTTGAGTAGTAGTTCTAATGCTTTTTCAGATGGTGGTTTCATAATCATCTTCTTTTGTGTTATTTGTTAATGTTTCTACTATTTCTTCTTTAATATACTCAGAGCTTAATTCAACATTTGATGATGAATTGTGTTTCCAATCAACCAATCCTTGTATACCGACCAAAGTAGCCGCTATAGATGCTACAGAGATAATCATATCTTTGTACATATTAACTAATGCTGATACATGAGGCTCTCCTTTAAAAAGAAATAAAATAGCAACCGAAGTAAAATACATAAACGCAATTATAGATATAGCAACCATAGTCATAGCAAATTTCTTTGATGCCATGTGATTTATATCTTCTAAATTTCGTTTATATCTATCTGGAACGTTTTTTGGAGCAACTCCAGAGTGTAAAAACCAAGTTAAATTTTTAACATTTTGTAAAATTTTACCAAACATATAAATATTTATATTATTTATGCAGTTTAATTTAGAAGAAAAAACATTTAAAACCAAATTTGGTTCTTTTATGTTCAATAAACTATACGAAACGTTGCTTCAATCCAAAATAAAATATATTAATAATGCTGAATTACTAATAGATATTGAAAATGAAACAAAATACGAATTAAATAAATTTTTGTTTTATGTAAATAAAAAAATTATAAAAAGTCCACAAAACGATATATCTTTTTGGTTAAAAAAAACTTCAAAGGAATTTCAAGATTTTATATATAATCTTGATAAAAAATATGAACAACAAAAAAAATTTAAACAAATCACAAAAATATATGAAAACGATTTAATAACAGTTTTAACACCTAAAACTTATGAAGCATGTGCAAAATACGGTAAAAATACTAAATGGTGTATAACAAATAAAAAAACCACATTTTATTGGATATATTATACTAATAATAAAAAAGAAAATATTTTTTATTTTTTACCTAAAAAAGATAACGAAAAATATGTAGTTTATGTTTATCATTTTCATATAACAGATAAAAATGATAAAAACATATCAGTTTTTGATTTTTTTAAGATTTTATTAAAATATAAAATATCTTTTTTAGATTTATGTTTTTTATTTTTAAAATTTAAATTTTATAGACACTTTATATGTTTTAAAACATCACAATATCAACCAAATTAAAATAAACCCAAGTATTGCACCTAGTAATGGAAGAAATGGAGCGTAATAAGAATAAATCGGCGGAACATATCTCATTAAGTTTAAACCTAGAACTAAACCTAGAATAGATGCTGTTATAGAATTTAATAACTTAGAAAAATGATATTTTTTAATAGTTTTTTCTTTTTCCTTTTTTTCAATCATCATTTGATTGAAATTATTCATTGATTCGCTTTGTTGTTCAATTCCCCATTGTCTTATAGTATCAGCAGCAGTTTGCACTTCCGCTAAATGAACTTCACCTTGAGTTATTTTAACAAAAGAATCATTTAAAGCAGAAGCAAGTTTTCTATTTTCTTCTTTTGCGGATAGAAGTTCTTTTTTTTGTAATTGGAGTAATCTCCTAGCTTCTGATAATGTATTGGTTTGACTGTATAAAGAAGAAGCAGTCAACAATAAACAAAGTAATATTAT